CAGCCGCTGTAAACATTCCCTTTGTCTCAATGATTATACCATTGGACAGCACGAAGTCTGGAGTGTATGTCCTGTAAGCAAGGTCTTCCCATTCAATCTTAATAGACTCGTAATCAAATTTTACTTTGAGGTCTGTAAGATATTCAGAAATCTTATGCTCAAGGCCACTACGAAATCCTAACTTACGTGCTGCCCTAAATCGTTTCGCATTATGCACTGCTGTATTCACTCGCTAGTTCAACATACGAAACAATCTTTGGTTCCTTTGCCTGTGATTTCACTGCTGGCAACTCTTTCATGTTAGGCCAACATGCTTTGCGATAGTCACAGAACGAACACTCTTTGGCTAGGACTTTGTTACCAGTCGGCTTGCCTCTGAATGTTTCTTCTACAGGTTCAAAGCAACGCTGAAACTTATTGTCATCTACAGTCTTGACTGTTTGTACAATCTTCAACATTTCTTTTTCAGATTCAACATTCGTTGCTGGTACATATTTAAAGTTACCGTTTGCTTTATTAACTACCCACCAGCCACCTGGTTTTAAGCCAGTTGCTGTAGCATAGCCAACAAGTTGTCCGACATATCCGAAAGCATCTCCATCACGAAGAGTTTCAAATGACTCAAACTTGTTACGATAAGACCAATCAGATGCTGATTTAACATCATCAACAGCACCATCAATAACAAGGTCATATGTTCCATTAATGGTATGCTCTCCAATATCAAGAGATACATTTTCGGAATCACCATACTCTACTCCTGCTTCAGTTAATAAACCTTTGAACACTGCTTCAACGATGTCGCCAAGCATCATGTTCATTACGAATGTGGTTGGGCGAGGCAGGGCAGTCTCTGGTTTATTCTTCTCAAACCATAACTGGCAGGTTGGCCTACCAATATTTGACATGCGAAGTTTAAACTCTCTACTACCTGACTCACCAAACTGGCGAAGCACAGCCTGTCGGACATCTTCCGCAATCTGATTTGCAGTTTTTTCCGACATGGTAGACTTCCCATTGGAAGCCTTCTCCATGTAACTATGCAACGCCAGTTCAGCTGGATGGTTCATACTATTCTACCTCTTCAACATCAATGTCAACAAAAGATTCAGCGAGTTCTTTCTCTTCTTCTGTTGCTTTTTGTACGTTCTTCTGTTCCCATTCAGACAGAACCCAACGATTATGATTCTCAATCACAGCCTGAAAGTCGCGCAGTAGGCTTTGATCTTCATCAGTAATCTCGTGTGTTGTGTTAAGGTCTGCCTCACACACAGGAATGTAGTATGGGCCATTAGGTCCAGTTCGTTCTGCAGTGGATACAATTATGTCATGCATAATTGGAAGTCTACGATGCTGCGCAAACTTGGCTGTAACGTCTGCGAAATTTTTGAACCCTTCCTTTTGGCTAATGTCAAAAACAAAAGGCACGTTCTCAAGTTCTGCTGCATTACCTTCCTCATCCTTTGCATCAATAAACGTGACAGTACCATATGTAGAACGTGTACGTTTGATTGATCGGATCAAGTCTTGTTTATCCTTCGACAATGCATCAAAGTCCTTGATGTACCCAGAAGGTTTGCCACAGTTAAACCCACCATAGTTATCTTTAAGATCAATTTTAAGATTTTCTGACATAACTGTCTTGACATAGTTCTTTGCATTAGGGTCATACTTCTGGTACATAAATCGTTGCATGAACATACGCATCTTAATCTTCTCTGCGTATATAGTTTTACCCTCAACGTCTGCCATGAAGAATGATCCTGCAGATACTATATCTACATTCATCATCTTACCATTGACTTCTGCCTTACCCTTGATGGGCTGGCTATGAATTTTGATTCTTGCAAGTGTGCTTGTGTTGTCATTGGTATCAGATGACATGCCCAACATTTGGGCCACTGCTGCATAATTATTAGAATCAATTACTGTTAGTTCACTCATATGTATTTGCTCCTTTCATTGAAAATAGAACCGTAGTTGTATCACACTACGTCTTTTGTGTCAAGCCAATTATTACCTATTTTTGCCTCAAGTTCTAGTGGTACATTAAACACAATACCCCAACGCATTGTAATTAAACCTGGAAGGTCATCATTAGTTTTTTTAATTATGTCCAGTACAGATCGTTCCTCGAATGGGTGTACGTCAATTACAATACTGTCATGCACCGTGTTGACAACACATGATCTCATGCCGTGCAATAACTTCTCTATGTGAAGCAGGGCGATGGGAACAATGTCTGCTGTAGCAAACGACTGCACAGGATAATTCTTAATCTGCGTGAAGTTAGTTACACGACCACTCTCAAGACGCTGTACACCCTCAAACTTAAACTGCCTACCAGAAGGTGTAGTAATCATCTGTGTGCTTAAAGCCTCTTTAGCCAGTTTGGAATGCCAAGTTGCGATCCCTTTATACTTCTCTGTGAAGTGTTCGTAATATGCTGCCTCTGCTGCTGTTCGTCCAAAGCCTGTTGCGCCATAGAGTGGAGCAAACGTGTGCGCCTTCGCAGTCTGGCGATCCGTAGGCTGACCAGCATCGGTAATAACCTTCGCGGTGTATGCGTGTACATCAAATCCAGTAGATACTTCATTTATTGCTACCTCATCTTGTGATAAAAATGCCGCCACTCTGAACTCTAGTTGAGCAAAGTCAGCCTCTAATATTTTGCCATCTATAAATCGTGATACAAACACTTTCTTTACGGGGAATGTCTGACCACGTGGCATGTTCTGCATGTTAGGGTCAGCACCTGACAGACGCCCCGTGGCAACCCTATGTTGTAATAGTCTTACATGTAACTTACCATCCTTCTTGGTGTGTGTTCGTATGCCATCAACAAAAGATGACAAGTAGGTTTCAACAGCCGATAGCCTACGAATGTCACGCAGGAAATCAACAGCATCGTCCATACCCTTGCTACGTGCGGCCTTCTCTAGCATCTCAAGATTACCCTTGCTTGTGCTAAAGCCATTGGCACTAGCCCATTTAGCATTAGGTGGCATAAACTTTAAGCCAGCTACCTGCTCAGTAGGTTTGTATAGATAACCACTAGATGCACATGGTATACACTTATGTGGTTTAGCAAAGGGTGTTCCGTCCTTCTTTGTCTTACGAATGTATCCAGTACCATTACAATCACTACACTGTTCAGCATACGTTTTGTAAATACGTTCTGTCTCTCTTCTTATCAAATCCTTAAATGGAGCATCCTTCATGTAGGGATGTATAGCATTAGACCACACAGTCTTATCCTTAACCTTGCGACTGTAGATAACCCAAGACAATTGCTCTGGGCTATTGAGATTGATAGGCGTGTCACCCATGATACGCTGGATGTGTGTCTTCAAACTCTCATGCAACTCAGACTTTTCTTCTTCAAATTCCTGGCGCACCTCGTCTAGTTTTGACAGGTCCACTGTAAATCCTCGCTGATAGATACGAGCAAGACTTACAGCAAACTGATTTGTTAAATCAACTGTGCCTCGTAAGCCAGCACTTTCTAAACTATTCAAACTCATCATCAACTTATCTGACAACTGCTGTGTTGCATGAAGGTCAGAAGATAGATAACCACACAACTCTGCATGAGGAATGTCACGAGTTGAATACCCCTTCTTGAAGTATTCTTTCAGTGTGTCCTGCTTCTTGGTGTCCAAGTCATATCGTTCAGCACATGCCTCAAGAGACAGTGGTTCTTTTATACCACGCTGTAATACATACTCTGCCAGCATTGTGTCAAATACAGGCCCATCATACGTAAAGCCTGATTCCCACAACCACAACAAGTCGTGTGCAGCATTGTGCATGATAAGCACAGTTGCTCTATCCAGCCAGTCTTGTACTATAGTGTGACCATTAGGGGTCTTATCGACCTCTTTATGATCCAAGGTAACGAGAACCTCTTCTCCTTGGTCACTCAGCATACCAATCATAGTCAGGGAGTTGTCTGGTTCAAAGGGATCAAGATGCATCTTGCCATCCCGATGTGTGACAGTATTCTCTACGTCAAGTGTTAGTTTCATAATTACACCTCATATCTGCCTATAGTATAGTTTAGTTCACAGTGTACTCTACCATGCCAGCCAGTCAGTTTGTTCTTGACTACGCACAGATGACGCTGTGTGTCTTCTTCGTCCTGCCCATCAACTACAGGGTTCTTAGCGATCAGCACCATGAGGTCTGCCTCTGCTGCCTTACCAGTTCGTGAACCTTCCATCATACTCTGGTTCAATATTGTCTTACCC